TAAGTGTTCAAGCAACAGCACAGGAAACTGTGACACTGTTACACTTAACGTAACAACAACAGGTGACTCCAACACCTTTGACTTTGACATTGGAGAAACAGCATCAGCCGACAACTCTACTGTGGCATTCACTTTGACAGGTGACAAGTCAGATGTAGTGGCAGCCATAGATGGCGTCAGTGTTGCGGCAACTGTAACAGTTGACAACTCAACATCATTAGCAACCACATCTACAGACAATGACGAGGGTAACGTGGTAACATTGGACATAGATGGCAATGGTGATGTCAATGGACATACAGTAACTTTGGACATAACAGGAGGCGGATCAACATATGATGTAACACAAAGCGGTGTCAACGATGCAATGGTAGATGCTGACTTTGACGGTGACTCACAAGATGTGGACATTACACAGAGTGACTAATGAAACTGTTCACAGTCTTTGCGATATGCCTACTTTGGTGCACTAACACAGTTGCCTCTATTGGCAATGTGAGTGAGATCAAAGGAAAGGGATCGATCAAACGCACCGATGGTGCCAAGGTCGTCATTGAGCAGAGTCTTGACGTTTTTTCATACGACGAAGTCACCACAGGACGTGGTCGAACGGCCATAGACTTTATTGATGATACACGTGTTGAAGTAACAGAACATTCCAAATTGATCATTGATGAATTTGTTTATGATCCAGCCAACAATGAAGGTGGGTTTACCCTTACTGCCGCATTGGGCACTGTTAGATATGCATCGGGGCAGATTGCTAAGGATCATAAGGAAAACATCAAGATCCAAACACCAACCGCAACTATTGGTGTGAGAGGCACAGACTTTGCCATGATTGTGGATGAACTTGGAGGATCTACTATCATCCTCCTGCCGTCCTGCAATACCAATGGCCAGTGTGTGGTCGGAGAAATATCTGTGGAGTCAGATGTAGGTCAGGTGATATTGAATCAGGCATTCCAAGCAACAAGAGTTGATGTCCCAGAATCAAAGCCTTTACCTGCTGTGGATCTTGAGTTGGATGAGTCATTGATTGGTAATTTGTTGATACTGTCTCCGCCAAGAGAAATTGAAGAAATAGAAGAAGAAATAAGAGTGAGATCTGTGGCAGACATTCTTAAGATTGACTTTTTAGAATTTGCTGAACTAAACGTTGATTATCTTGCACAGGATGAAGAAAAATGGTACACAGAGTTGGACATTGACTTTCTTGCAGGTGACTTTCTTGCAGATGTGCTAGACCAAGTAAACAAAATTTTAGCTGCACAGTTCTTGGATCAATTGATTGATGAACAAGATAGAGGCAGGCAGTTACAGTTTGGTATTGATCCTGAAACAGGAGTGCAACTGGTTGATGGTGGCACCTATTGGTTATTCAGAAGGGATGGATCATCTTCTGTTGTACAGATCAAACTGCCCAAAAACAATTATTCCAACATCACACTAAAACAGGAAGGATTTTTAGTTAATGAAGTTATAGGAGACAGAGGCTCTGACAACTACATCAACATCATACAACAATAATGTTTAAAAAATTTGTGTTCATTTTTGTGCTATGGAGCATTATTATAACAGAAGTAAGTGCCAACGACATCTACATCAATCAAGTGGGCAATAATGTTGACATCGATATTGTACAAGATGGCTCTAACAATCGTGTCAGTAGGAAAGAAGACACTGTCACCAGTTCGCCCAACAAAGCCACATTCATAGGACAAAATCAAACACTGGACGTAACACAAACTGGAGACAACAACTTTCTTGGACTTTACAAACATTATTACAGTTCAGACAATCAAACCAGTGGCACAATAACCGCCACACAAACAGGCGACAACAATCTTATGAGAATCGATGTGCATGGCGACAACAATAGTGTTGCAGGCACACAACTTACATCGAATGCAGAAATGGACCTTGAAATCGATATGGATGGCAACAGTATTGATGCCAAACAGGCGTGCAGTGAAGGTTCATACTGCATCAAAGATGAAATGATATTAAATGTGTACATGGCTGATGACAACAATATTAAACTTGGGCAAGGCTACAAAATTTCAGAAAGTGGTAGTTTTCAATATGATGGCACAGAAAAAGGTGGCCATGAAATGGATCTATATGTCAGTGGCGATCGCAATGACATCATGCTGTCTCAAAGATCACAAAACAATACATCTGGCCACAATATGGATGTCAACATCTATTCAGATGACAACGATGTGCATGTGATACAAGAATCTAATAGCACCAAAACACTCAATCTTACAATTAATAATGATGACAACAATGTGTTTGTGCATCAAAAAAAATCACACAGTCAAACAGCAACCATAAGCCTTAGTGGTGCATACGGCACAGATCTCAGTCTACAAATGGGATCAAATCAATCAACACAAGCAGGCTCATACAGCCTTACACAGAATTGCCAAACTGTTGGTGGTTGTGCAGTGAGTGTGATCCAAAACTAATAGTCCTCCCAATCCATTTTATAAATATCTACAAAGTTTAGACTAAGCTAACTTTTTAGGAGTAATTATGACAGAATTAACAAATGGCATATGGAACACATTCAAGAACGTAGCAGGCACATCAAGTATCACATTGGCTGTGATATTCTTCATTGGACACATATTAATTGCAATGACAGTTGTAAGTGTTATGACCGGTGCCAGTTTGTGGGAAGCCGGTGCAGTGGCAATTGTTGAACCCGCCATCAATTCAGTTTGGTTCTATGTGTTGCACAAACTTTGGTCAATCCACATCAAAAAAACCGCATAAATCAACAGTTTTTCGACTGGTTGACGTAATTACAAAAAATGTTATCATACATTTACTGAACAACACATTCTAGATAGTTGCAACTGTTTAGAGCTTGTGGCGGAATAATCCTTCGGCAGGGGGATAACGCACATGACCTTGTTTTAGATGGCCCAATGGCTAAGTTTGCAAGGGGGTGGTTGGAAGTAGGCTCACATTTAAACTTTATGAGAATGTGATCTGCTAGCCGGACGTTGGGGGTGAGTTCACCGCAAGGCCCTCCAAGCAGTGTTGACAGTACTTCAATCAAATAAATATGTTTGTAACGCCATTTGTAATGACGTCGGAACAATTAGGACGCTTGAGAATATCTCTTTACTAGAAATAGAACGCCCTTCCGTATGCAATTCCCCTTGCTAACATTTTTAAAACAAGTTATAATGGAACTAGAATGCAGTGGAATGTAACAAATATTAAAACTTTACATGTTGAACCATCGTCTAATTGTAATTTATCTTGTCCTCAGTGTGCAAGGAATGTTTTGGGCGAATATTTAAATCCGGACTTGATGGTATCGGAACTATCAACTGAATGGTTCACACATTTATTACCAAAAAAATTTATAAAACAATTAGACAAAGTTTATTTTTGTGGAGCGTTTGGAGATCCATGTATGCATAAAAAACTTTTAGACATAATTGCTTTTTTAAAATATATCAATCCTAGCATAATAATTGGTATTAATACAAACGGATCTATTAGAAATACAGAATGGTGGAGTCAGTGTGCTAAACTTCTTACTAATGATAGAGACTATGTTATGTTTGCTATCGATGGACTATCCGATACCAATCACATTTATAGGAGAAACGCACAATGGAATAAAATAATGGAAAATGTTAATGCTTATATTGGTAATGGTGGAAATGCTTTATGGGAGTTTTTAGTTTTTAAACATAACCAGCATCAAGTTGACGATGCAAAAAAATTGGCTGATACATTAGGATTCAATTGGTTTCATACAAAGGTGACACGTAGGTTCGAAAACAAAAATGCTCCTGGCATTGAACCAATTGAAGAACACGTAAAAATTAATTATGAAAAATTGGAAATATCTTGCGAAACCTTACACAAAAATGAAATATATGTTAGTTCATACGGCTGGGTGTTGCCATGTTGTCATATAGGTGAAGAACTACTTGACTGTAATGTAGATATAAAACGTAGGAGATCAAAACTATTAAATGCACTTGGCATAAAAAATGGTAATTTATCATTGTTTAAACTGGAGAACAACTGTATTGACAAAATTATCAATCAGTTTAATAATATTAATAACACATGGCTGATGCCAAATTATTCGACTGGCAAACAACCAGTGTGTGCAGAAACATGTGGAGTTATTAAAAATAATATAGCGATACAAAAACAATGGAGAGAAAGGATAGAACTAAATGCATTTAATGATTGATCTTGAAACATTGGCAACCACGCCAGATGCGGCGATATTAACCATAGGAGCATGTAAATTTGATCCAAGATCAAACGATGTTGATGAAACATTTTACAAACGTATACAGTTGGACACACAAGAAAATTATAATAGGACTATCAACGAAGACACTCTAGCATGGTGGAGCAAACAGGATAAAAAGATACAAGAAGACGCATTTGGAGAAGGAAATGATAGAATCGATCTAAAAGATGCAATGAAAAAATTGTATACGTTTGGCTTAGGCACTAAAAATGTTTGGAGCCATGGTTCAATCTTTGATGTTATCATCATAGAAAATATATGTCAATCATTTCAACAAGCAGTTACATGGAAATTTTGGGAAGTTAGAGATACCCGCACACTATTTGATATTGCAGATGTTAGTATCAGGATTGAAGGTAAACATAATGCACTAACTGACGCAGTGGCACAGGCCAAAGCAGTACAGCAATGCTATAAAAAACTAATGAAATAAAAATGAATAGGAATCTATGCATCATGCCCTTTATGGCCATTGATCGAAATTTAGATTCAACCGCCCCTAGATCTGGGCCATGTTGTTTATTTGATGATGGAAAAAAATTTAATCTTGATCCATTTAAATGGTGGGCCAGTAAAGACCTACAAGTTTTACGACAACAGTTTATACAAGGTCAAAGGCCAAAAGGATGTTATAAGTGTTGGAATGATGAGGACAGTGGAAAAAAATCTTTAAGGCAATCTATCAACGAATCAAGATACGACAAAAGTTTACTATCACATCCGAAAATTAAACAAATCAAATTTTCAACCGGATCCAATTGTAATCTTGCATGTAGAATGTGTTTGCCACAACTTAGTACAGGTGTTAACAGGGTATGGGAAAAAATTAATAAAAAAGGCGCACCACCATATGATTATGATTACCAAAGCGAAAATATGATAAAGCAACATGCAAGGACACTTGAATATATTGACATTATTGGAGGTGAACCATTTTACCACAAAAAATTTCTTAGTCTTTTAGATTGGTTAGTTGATAACAAATGCACAGAAAATTTAACAATTTTTGTTACATCTAATATGACAAAAATCAATTTTAAAATAATCGAACAATTAAAAAAATTTAAGAAGGTTGTAATTAGTGCTAGTTTAGATGGAGTTGATAAAACGTATGAATATATTAGACCAGGAGCTAAGTTTGACACTGTGTGGAAAAATATGGAAACTTGTAGAAAACATTTTGATGTGTTAGTGGCTACCACAGTAAATGTGCTAAACATTATAAGGTTGCCTGATGTGGATGATTGGTGCATAGCAAACGGATATCATCAACAACAAAAAGGATTAGTATACAATCCTTCGGAAATGAATCCAAAACAACTTCCAACAAAGTTAAGACCACTAGTCACTGAAAGATACCAAGCTTATTTGCAACCTAAAACACAGCCTTGTCTACCTTTCATCCGTGAATTAGACAAATTATGGAATACCGATATTTGTGATGCCTTACCGGAGTGGCAAGAAGTGATTACGGGTGCAGGAGATTATATAGAAAAAGATTATGAAATATACAGAAGAACACTGGACTGGCTTAAAAAGATCTAAAACATTTGATTTCTTACTAGAGTCCGCGATCCTTATATGCAACAGCCAACAACAACAAAATTCTCCTATGGGTGATCAGCACTGGGATCATAATGATGGCAGTTGGGAAGGAATCTATGGAAAAGCTAGGAATCTATACTGCGACCCAAGAGCGATTAGAGATCAAGAATTAATTAAATTTTACAACAATTATAATAGGAATATACTTGAATCAAGTAACGATATAAATCTACAAAAGAAACTTAATACAAATATAAAAGCATGGCTTAAAGACTATTATAAATTAAACACATTTGATTGCTTACCACAAGTTTCTACACAAAACACAATAATTGATTTTTGTTTGCAAAATAAAAACAGGAACATCATTATGCATCAAGAAGAATATTGGCAGACACAATGGTTCGATAGTATGAATATTAAAACAATTAAAACAAAAAAAATTGTTGATGCCATTGACGAAGACAGTGCTTTAATATTAGATCTACCTTTACGTGGCACTATGGAGTTGCCAACATGGATAGATGAAGTTTTCGACTTATGTGATAAACTGCAAGTGCCTGTCCTACTTGACACTGCATATCTACTTCTACAAGATAATCCTTTAGTTGATTTCGATAGGAAGTGTATTACTCATATTTGTTGTGCATTATCAAAAACTTTTAGTTTCAACGGTATGAGTCTAGGATTTAAGTTTAAAAAAACTAACCTTGTTTCTAAATATGATCTATATTATGCACAGAATAGACCTAATGTGCAAATTATTTTAGACCTCATTGAAAATTTTTCTTGTAGATATATTTTTGACAAATATGCCCCATTGCGTAGTAAATGGTGTAAAATTTTAAATTTACAAGCAACTAGTTCAGTAAAACATGCACACATTCCAAATGAGTTGCAATGGTTTAATGCATCTAAATTTTGGTATGACAACGGACTGAGTCAGAACCTAATTGATCTAACTGTGTTATATGAAAATGATGTAATGCTAACTAATTATTGGAGCCTATGAATTATCAATCAGAATCAATACTTGTGCCAGGAACAATTGTAGAACATGTTGATCATCCCGAATGGGGGCAAGGGCAAGTCCAATCTTGCATTAATGGCACTGTAACAATAAATTTCCAAAACCAAGGCAAGCAAGTCTTAAAAGTTGATTACTCAAAATTCATAATATTATAAAAAATTTTCTTGCATATCTCTGTCTACAGAGCATATAATAACGCTATAAGGAGATATATTAATATGTCAACAACAGATGAAATAAAAAGTCAAATGGATATCTACATTGCCGAGAATGACAAATTTACTGATAAAGGAGTAAAGGCATCAGCAACAAGGGCTCGAAAAGCTTTACAAGAACTTGGCAAACTTATTAAAGCAAGACGTAAAGAAATATTAGAAGAAAAAGCTGCGGCATCATCTAAATAAAGGCCAAAATACGTTACAATAAGTACATGTATGAATCTATTTTGCATAGTGCCATACAGTGTAGAGGGTTGGATTCCCCCAGCACCTGCTAGGCTTAAATCATTTTTGAAGGGTCATGATATTGATTCTGAAGTCTTAGATCTTAATTTAGAAATATTTAAGAATATACATGACCCAACTCTAGCAAAACAAATTGCAGATTGGTGTAGAAAATTATCAGACAATCCGCAAAACACATTATTGGCTAGGAAATACATGACCCAATGGGCAAATAAATGTGTTAAAATATTCCAACAAAGACAAGTTAAAAATCTACTTCTATCACTACCAAGTTTAGAAAGTCAAATAGCCACTGAGATGCTATGTGCGTTTGTAAAAAAACACTTGCCCGAAGTTAATGTAGTGTGTGGAGGGCCAGGCACATCTACTTTCGAAAATGGCTCATACACATGGGCCAACAAAATGATTAATAAAAAATATGCAGATCATGTTGTTGTAGGCGAAGGAGAAAAAATTTTATCTAAGATCATAAACGATGCGGCACCAAAAGGCCTGCATGTTGTTAAGCCATTAGATGTTACAGAGTGGACAGGCTTTTTTCCTAATTATGATGATTACGAACTTGAATCATATACAAGATGGCACGAAGCAACATGGGGTGATACAGATCAATTCTTACCAATAACAGCAAGTAAAGGTTGTGTCCGCACTTGCAGTTTTTGTGACGTGCAACATATTTGGCCAAAATTTGCATTTAGATCAGGCGAGGACGTTGCAAATGAAATGATTTTTCAATATGAAAAGTATGGTGTAAAACGTTTTTCTTTTACAGATTCATTGATAAATGGTTCCATAAGCAACTACAGGAAAATGAATGAAATAATTGCAAAAAAATATCCTAACCATTTTGAATATTATGCACATTTCATATGCAGGCCAAAGAGACAATTTCCTGCAGAGGACTTTGTCACCATGAAACAAGCTGGTGCTCATACCATTAGTATAGGTATGGAAAGTGGCAGTGAAAGAGTCAGGAACCACATGAAGAAAAAATTTTCTGATGATGACATAGATTACACCGTTACAAATTTAGCAAAAAATAATATTAATCAAGTTTGGATGATGATCTATGGTTATCCTACGGAGACTATAATCGATCATCAAGCGAGTCTAGATCTATATAAAAGACATAATAATTTGAACAACAAAAAATCAATACGAGTCAGGGGCATGCCATTTCAACTTATTGGCAATTCGCCTATAGGATTATCATCTAACCATAAAATTAATCCTGATTTCAGTGATGTTAACATTATATCTGAAGTTGAAGATGATAATTACGGACACTTTTGGCTAAATCTTAACAATCCAAACTTAAATTATGAAGAACGCATAAGACGTTGGTTAGAAGCAGAATCGTTATTAACTGAACTAGGATATAATAAAAACACCCAAAGCACAAATATGATCAAATTTAAAAAATTATATCAATCTACGATTGATTTTTATCAATGTAATAAAAAACAATATGAATTTGCAGTGTAATATAGAAGTAAACAATCCACACGCATCACCTGTTATAATTGGATGTAGGATGGCTAGCGGAAAAAATTTTACAATTACAAACAACACCATTGTTAGTTTTAAATTAAGAGATAAAATTACTGATATAATAGATCTATATATGTTAAACAAATCAGCTAAAGACACTACAATTGATAAAAATGGGAACATAATTGATGATGTGTTTGTACGTTTCTCAAGTATTATTATTGATGGAGAAAATTATTTTAATAAAATTGAAAAATACAGTACCTGTTTCAACAACACCACAGGAAAATTTTATCAGGGATTTGGAACATTACACCATAACGGATACTGCCGATTAAAAATTAAAAAGCCTCTTTGTTATTTTGATTTCATGGTTGGCAATTATAACGTAAACACTTCACAAGATAATTTACGTGAATTCACCAATTTGTAATTGACATTCGATCATTATTAAAGTAAACTGCATTATGGACGAAAAACAACTTGCATTTCTTAAAATTACTGATCCAGAAAAATATGAAGAGCACTTGGCACATAAAAAACGCCTTGAGAAAATGAAATACCCAAAGCTGGCATCAAATATGGATTACAATGGAAACTATGTTGCAAGAATGTATGAATCTGGTACTAATAATAAAAAATATCTTGTTGAAGGTGATGGCACACACTATCAAGGCAAAATTACACAACGCAAATATTACAGAAGATACAAGGATGAATGCGGTCGATACAAGCAAGGCTTTTGGACATATTTTTATGAATGTGAAGATGGTAGATGGTTTGATCAAAGTGGATGGGCTTGCGACAAACCAACTGAACAACGTCAACCAGTTGACGAAACAATTGAGGAATAGTATAATATAAGCATGGATATGAGTTTAGTACCTGTTGTTATAGAACAGACATCAAAGGGCGAAAGGTCCTATGATATATTTTCAAGACTTTTAAAAGAAAGAATTATATTTTTAACAGGAGGCATCAATGAACAGGTGTCGTCTATTGTTTCTGCACAATTATTATTTCTGGAGTCACAGGCACCAGATAAGGATATTTTTATGTACATTAATTCACCAGGTGGATTAGTTACGGCAGGACTAGCAATGTATGACACAATGCAATTTATCAAATGCGATATATCTACACTTGTAATTGGTCAAGCCTGTTCAGCAGGTTCTTTGTTGTCTATGGCCGGCACTAAAGGCAAAAGATATGCACTAAAAAATTCACGGATAATGATACATCAACCATCTGGTGGAGCATCTGGACAAGCAACAGATATATTAATACACGCAGAAGAAATAACCAAAATAAAAAAACGGCTCAATCAAATGTATGCGGACCATACTGGCCAATCTATAGAAAAAATTAACGACGCCATGGAACGAGACAAATTTATGTCACCACAAGAAGCTCTGGAATTTGGCCTGATTGATAAAATAATAAGTAACAGAGCCGATGTTGAAACCAGTTAACTTATTTTTCGTAGTAGCAATTTTAGTAAGTCGATTTCTGCCACATCCTCCTAATTTTACTCCTATCATTGCTATTTTTATGGCCAGTGGAGGACTATCTTTAGTACCGTTGTTGGTAACATATTTGTTTACTGATGCAATATTAGGATTCCATTCATCAATGATTTGGGTATATTCAAGTCTTTTTGTAATTGGTTATTTGCAAAAAGGGCCTATTGTAAGTTCATTAATATTTTTTATCATCACAAATTTTGGTGTATGGACTTCAGGATATTATGGATATGATCTTGAAGGACTGTTGCTATGTTACACCATGGCGATTCCTTTTTTCATTAACACACTTGCCTCTACTTTGATATTTTATAATCTTATAAAATACTATCAAAATAACAGTTTCTTACTTCCAAGATTATTGACACCTGCATAAAAAAGTGTTAAATTAAAATAGTTCCTAAAAGCATAGTGGGAAAGTGACGTGTAATTCGTCCACATTACTTGATGCGGTTATAGTCCGAATGCCACCTAGGAATAAGAAAGAGCAAGGAGACTCAATGAATAAAGTAACTAGAGCCATGGCGATTATGCTGTGGATTGTTTGGACTTCCGCACATGCGGACCCACTCGAAGTAACCATAACTATCCCTTACGTTCCAAGTCATGATAGTTTAAAAACAACCAATGTAGAAAGTTTAGAAGCATCTACATACCAAAATAAAATTACTGTTGGAGATGTGCTAAACACAAATTCTTCAGTACAATCAATTAGATCAGGCCCCCGTGGACAAACTGTTTCAACATTCACCAGAGGTACAAATTCAAACCACACACTGTTTATGATCAATGGTTCACCAATTACCGATCACTCAACAACAAATGGCTTGTTTGATGCTGGAAATGATGCAGTTACCTATGCCACGTCAATTGACTTATACAAAGGATCACAAAGCACACTGTTTGGACCTAATGCAGTTGGTGGTGCAGTTAATATCAACACTGGCATTGCCTTCGAAGATTCCGCAGAACTAACATTAGGATCTAACAATACAGTTGGCAAAGGACTAACCTATGCAAATACTTTAGCAGGTGGCAACTTCAGTATCAAAGCCTATCAAGAAACATCAGACGGCTATTCCATCGCTGAAGGGGGAGACCTTGACGGATATGACTTTACAACATTCAATTGGGATTCGCACCACTTTACAGCTAATGGCGAAATAAAAACAACTGCGGTTGTAAGAGAGACAAATGCTGATCTTGATTCTAGCACTAGTTCTGATGACGTTGACTATACAGTAAATGGTCAGTTTTATTTTTTACAAACATCTTATAGTACAGATCTGTTTGATTTGGTCATTGATCGTAATGTGCATGATCGAGAATACAATAATACAGGTGAACAAGACACATACGACAGTGAAACTAATCACTTAATGTTATCACACACAAATAACTTGTCCAACATCGATTACACTATCGGAACTGATGTTTCGCAGTATTCAGCGAAGTTTACTAACAATGGATCATACAATTCGTCCGTTGACAAGTCAGCAGAAAATATTGCTTACTTTGTTAATGCTGATCTAAAAGTAAATGATTGGATATTGAACACAGGTGCCAGACTTGACACGAATTCATTACATGATGATGTATCGACATATAGACTTGGTGTAGGTTATGATATAGGATCTGGCATCACAGCCATTGCTGGACACAACACTGGATACAAGGCACCAACACTTTATGAATTGTATGGAGCAGATAACTTTGGATACACAGGTAATCCTAATCTTGAAGAGGAAAGATCACAAACATCAGAAGTTGGACTGTTAGGAAGATATGCTAGTGAGGACTTTATGCTAGACAGTAAGTTTGTTGTGTTTTCTACTGAGATAGATAACATGATTACATACGGTAACTCCACATACAGCAACGCAGATGGAAAAAGCACAATGCAGGGTTGGGAATTTTCCAACACACAACAGATGAAAGACACAAAAATAAAGGTTGGAGTATCTTCAATTCACTCTCAAGATTCTAATAATAATGAGTTGTTGCGAAGACCTGACATGAGTGCAAACTTTGGCATAGAACACGATGTATCTAATAAACTTTCATTATGGTCTGATTGGAACTATTATGGTGAACATAAAGACCTTAATCCAACTACATATGCTACAGTTTTGCGACAAGAGCAACACACTACTGATGTAGGATTAAAATATTCTGTATCAGAGAATGCTATCGTGTTTGGAACTGTAAACAATGTGACTGACCTAACATATCAAAGACCCATGGGATACGCACAGCCTGGCAGAGAACTTTCTGTTAGTGTGAAGTATCTGTTTTAATGAATAGGACCACCTTTGTCATTGGCAATGGTGTAAGTAGACAGCCGATTGATCTTGAAAAGTGTAAACAACTAGGGACTACAATCGGCTGTAATGCAATTGTAAGAGACTTTGCTCCGCATATTATATCAGCGGCAGATTCCAGTATGGTTGAACATACAAAGTCAATGTTCAACGGAAAAATATACACCAGACCTGAATGGAATACACGATATGAAGTTGCAGAATATCCACCATTGCCATATGAAGGACACACAAGGCCTGATAATCCTTGGCACTGGAACAGTGGGCCACATGCAATTAACATAGCCTGCACAAAAAATCCTGATGTGTGTTATCTGTTAGGGTTTGATCTTACACAAAATAAAGAACCAAATAATGTCTACATGAATACCGAAGGATATGACAACAAGGTTGTAAATCCAAAGTATTGGCACTATCAAATTAACAAACTGATAGAATGTTATGCACATGTTAATTTTATATGGATTGTACCAAATGCATATGTGTGTCCTGTAGAGTGGGAAAAACATGGAAATTTTTCAAGAGATACCATACAAAATTTCAATAAATATTTGCATGGCACGTGAAGAACATGTCTATGTATATTGGGATGAACATCTCAAAGGACACGCATTTGTGTACAAAAAACCAAACACCAATAAACTTGTTATATCAGATGGTGTATATGATAAAAAACAAGACTGCGAGGATTCCGCCTGGTTTTGTTGTTTCGCTAAAACAGATCAACTGGACGAAATAAACTTTAAGAGATCCGATCACTGCAAAACAGTTTTCTTACATTGATCTATCTGCCAAGTTCATATATAGTTTTATAATGATAGAACTGTTAACACTTTCTTTACAGTGTCGTTGTGAAACATTTGACGGTATAAATGAATTAGTATCTAATAAAATACCACAATGTATAGAATTAAGCATTAATAGCTCGTCAAAAGTACATCAGTTTACCAAAAACCAAGAAGAAGTATCAATCAAACTTACCACAGAAATCTATAAAAAGGAAAATACTTTGTCATTAAAATATAAAAATGTACAAGAAGGTATTAACTACGGAAACACTAGGATTTTAAGTTTAAGATTCTATGGCTGTGACATTGGCCTGCCTGTTTATGATGGCATTTTTACTAGTTGGCATGACATGAAAAGTTATCCAAGTTGCCTCTATATGGGATATCCAGGAGAATGGAACATGCATTTTGTTTCACCTGTGGCAAAAAATTATGGCGGAATTTGTTTTGGATAAAAAGGAAATTGCTAATATTAAAAAAGAATTTTATAAAGTGTGCCCACTAAACTTTATAAAAGAAATGATTGTCACCATATATGGAGAAGAATCACAAACTTATGCAGAAAGATTTGAAATATCTGATATGATTGCAATCGAATATAAAATGGTCATTCTAGATAATGAAAATTTAATTAAAAATAAAAATGTAGGCGACGTTGGTTGTGCAAGTGGCTTGTGGCCAATATTATTTGCACTGCATGGAGCTAAATCTGTCATAGGCATTGAACCAAGGCCATTGTATATGCAAGGTGCTAAAAAATTTATACAAAAACACAATTTGCCTGTAACACTCCATCTTGGAGATCATAATGCCTCATTGCCTATACTTCAAAAGAATAATACAGACACACTTGTGCTGATGGCTGTTGACGACTTGATTCCTAACTTTGAACACTTTTTACATAATTGTTCTAACACAGAAATTGAAAATTATATTTTACAATGTGCAACTGTAAGTGATGATTGTTTTAAAAACACAAAAAACAATGCTGGTTTTACAATGCATCAGGAGGCACACAACACTTGTCTCCGCTCAGGATTCAATCCTTACACAAAAATTATGGACGAAAATGGTTTTCAATCCAAACTTGATGATTCTTTTGATCTGGCCAAAACTGCCTACACAAAAAATTACAAGTCCGAAAACTATCTACAATATATTTTGAAACAAAATAACTTCAGGATTATTTCAAATAAAAAACCAAAATTAAATCTTTCTGAATTTAGTATATTCAGGCACTACTTACACAATTCTCTTAGTTACCAGTGGTTGACTGTGTCTATTCATTAACTTTGTAACAAATTCTTAACAAAATTGTAACAAATATTTAAATTTGTTAGCATATAATTTTGCTACATATCTATGGATACTCCAAACAATGAAAGGAAATTTATCATGAACAAGTTAGTAATCCTACTAGCTTCTGTTCTCCTTTCTTCCACACTACACGCAAGAGATATTATTAACATTGTAGGTTCATCTACAGTGTATCCATACTCTACTGTTGTGGCAGAAAGACTGAGCGAAGCTGGTACAAAAGCACCCACTGTGGCATCCACTGGATCAGGCGGTGGTATGAAAATGTTCTGTGCCGGTGTAGGTGTAGAACATCCAGACATCACAAACGCTTCAAGGGCCATGAAGCCCAAAGAAGCCAAATTGTGTTTAAAAAATGGCGTAAACAATGTTGTTGAAGTCATTGTTGGCAACGACGGCATTGTGTTTGCCAACTCGCTAGAAGGTCCAGACATGAAAGTAACAACAGAACAGTTGTATCTTGCAATGGCCAAACTAGTGCCTGTGGACGGCAAACTAGTGCCCAACCCATACAACAAATGGTCAGACATTGATGCCTCACTGCCAGACATCGAAATTGATGTGTTGGTGGCACCACCATCATCAGGCACCAGAGATGCGTGGGAATCATTGGTGATGAAAAAAGGCTGTAAAGAAGCTGGAGCCAAAGATCTACACACAGAAAAAAACGGGTGCAAACACTTCAGAGAAGATGGCAGGACAACAGAAATGGGTGAGAACGACACACTTATTGTAAACAAACTCAAAGACAGTCCTGATAGATTTGGATTCTTTGGTTATTCATATCTGTTGGAAAACCAAGATGCTATCAAAGGATCTGAAGTCAACGGAGTCAAAGCTTCATTAGAAACAATTCAGTCATATGAATATCCAATAGCAAGACCTCTGTTCTTCTACATCAAAAAAGATCATGTTGGCATCATTCCTGGTATTGAAGAATATGCACAACTGTTCATCTCAGAAGAAGCCACATCTATTGATGGTTTTCTTGGTTCAATTGGACTAGTGCCACTTGCAGATGACAAAGCGGCAGAAGTCAAAGCAATTGTAGAAAACTTAACCACAATGGATCTGCAATCAAAGGCTTCCAAGTAATCACATAACTTTCCAAAAGGCTTATCGACACTATATACTGCGGTATGCCTTTTGCATCGCCACTATTGGTTGCAATTGGTGTGCGTTTGTTATATAATAAACCAAAGAGGAGACTATAACATATGAAAAAACTAACAGCATTATTGATTGCTTTAGGTTTTGCAGGTGTGTCACATGCGGCCACTGTAACCGGTACAGTGGAAGTTGACATTAGCGAAAACGCTAGTAATGATTACATCTCAACCGAATCAATCAAGTTAGGAATCGCTGGCGACTCAGGTGTTGCTTTTGGTTCGATCAAAGTGAAGACAAATGCTTCAGATCAATTTGTACTTGACGAATATTCAATAGGTGCAAATCTAACTGACACAGCATCTGTTTCATACGGTGATCAAGGCGACATCTTTATTGGTGGAGGTCTTGAAGAAGTTGGAGCGAATACAATCGCAAATCCTAGCGATGTAGGAGAAAGCGTTATTGTTAATATTAGCAAATTATCCGTGAGAGGTAAATTTACTGACACTGACACAGATCTTTCTGATTTTGACACCATCCAGGCCAAATACTCACAAGGCGTGGGCAGTACAACACTGGGTGTTTCAGTGGATCACACAATCAGCACAGATGACAACATCTATGCGGGTTCACTTGCATTTGCAGTAAATGACAAAGCAACACTGACCACTGTGGTAACACAGGATGCATCTCTAACAGATGAAGTAGCATACGAGTCAATTGTGTCAATCGGTTCACTATCTGCCTATGTAGATGGTGATGAAGCAGATTGGTCCAAAAACGTAGGCGCAGGATACAAAGGAACTTGGAAAGATCTTGGTTACTATGTTGAAGCAAACTACAATCTAGACTCAGAAGACATCACTCAAGCAATGGGTGTGTCTGTATCATTCTAACAAAAAATCTAATTAAATCGGGGGTATTTGCCCCCGATTGACACATTTTCCAAATATCATATAATAACAGTATGACTGAGCCATACAAAATTATACAAGAACTAGAATCAGACAATTCAAGATTATTCAAAGAAAGTGTTATTGCACGTGAAATGCTGGCAGGCAATGACGAATTTTTTCTTGGAGTGTCCATTGCATTAAACAAATTACATGTGTTTAACATACAAAAAGTAGATACATTATCAAAAGACGGCCCTGGACTTGATCACGAAACATTTTGGGATCTCCAGATTGGATTAAACACACGCCTTTTCACAGGCAATGAAGCCAGAGATATTGTTGCTGAAAAAATGCAAATGGCAACATGTGACCAGTGGAATGACTGGTACAGAAGAATATTGATCAAAGATTTGAGATGTGGTGTGTCTGAGAAGACCATTAACAATGTTGCAAAAAAATTAAAAATGGACAAGTATGTGATTCCCACATTTGATGTGATGTTGGCACATGACTCTGCCAATCATGCCAACAAAATGCATGGTGAAAAGTTTATTGACTACAAGTTGGATGGAGTCAGAGTATTGGCTTTCTTTGATCCAGACAAAGGCACCGTAGCCATGTACACAAGGAACGGCAAACAGTTGCACAACTTTGGTCATGTAGAAGATGAGATTCGTGAAAAAATTATGCCTGGCTTTGAAGTGCCAACCATACTTGATGGTGAAATGGTCAGCAAAAGTTTTCAAGCACTAATGAAGCAGGTGCACAGGAAAGAAAATGTTGAAGCAAGTGATGCCAAGTTTGCGGTGTTTGATATGATATCACAGGATGAATTTAATAAAGGCAAAAGCATACTTGGTTGTGCGGATAGAGATGCAATGGTTAATGCATTGTTTAAGGATAAAAAGTTTGATCATTTGTTTCCTTTAGAAAAACACAAAGTAAATTTAGATACGCCAGAAGGTTACAAAAAATATTTAAAGTTTAACAAAGATGCAATAGCAAATGGCTTTGAAGGAGTAATGATCAAAGATGTTGATGCACCATATGAGTGCAAAAGATCTCACCACATGCTTAAGGCAAAACCTTTCATTGAAGTTACTCTAAACGTGATGGACATAGAACAAGGCACAGGTAGAAATGAAGGTAGATTAGGTGCTTTTGTGTGCAAAGGTACAGATGGTGATAAAACAATTGAAGTAAATGTTGGCTCTGGATTTTCAGATGCACAAAGAGATGAGTTTTGGAAACAAAAAGATAAAATAATGAACCAATTGGTTGAAGTAAGAGGTGATGCTGTCACACAAAATCAAGATGGATCTTATTCACTAAGGTTCCCTAGATTTAAAACTTTTAGGGGGTTTGAGATAGGAGAAAAAATATGAAGCCGTTTGTAACTGCAATGATAATTAGTGTTGTGCTGATTGTTTTGATATTAGTTTTTGAACCAGCAAAATTTTTTTATCACCACATGGATTGCACAGGCGGCATAGGCGGTGGATGTGACAGAAGCACAGCGAAAGGAGTTTGGTCATGGATAGCAAAATAATTTGTCCGTCATGTGAGATTGACATTACAGAAGATGGCTGTACACTGTGTGGATGGGGTACAGTTAAAAAATGAGAGAATACGTTTACAATCTATGGAATAGCATAATGGACGCCAATTGGAATCCATTAAGACATATTAAAGACATGCAAGTAAGACACCTAGTGATACAACTTTTGGCATGGATGTGGTGTATTACATTTTCACTTTATTTTGGTTCTTTTGTTATATTTGGATACACAGTCGTGGCGCACTTTATGATAATAATAGCAGTGGTTGTCACAGTGGTTACATTTAAAAAAGCAGAGGACTTCAAGGATACAACCAAGAACGCATGAAGGCGAACAACAATGGATATGCCCAATCACTGGCTACAAAAATATTCAACCAACTTATAAACATTCAAACTAACAGGCACATTAAAAACAATAGGCCACGTTTAAGTAATTCTGGATTCCTGTTCACAACCAAGGACATACAGAAGGTGATCGAATCACACGACAAAGATATCAACACTCCTATACATTGGAAAACAATTGAGTAAAGAAGATAATATAGAGTTTCAAGGGATTGTAACAGATCTCCTCCCTGAATCAAGATGCATGGTGGAACTGGAAAATGGACACAAGGTGTTGTGTTACACCGCAGGCAAACTAAAAAAGTTTAAAATTAGGATGTTGGTAGGTGATAAAGTCACTGTCGAAATGACTCCTTATGATCTGACCAAGGGTAGAATAACATTCAGAGGAAGAAAACGTTAACTATAATATGTTATGTTTAACATCAACACAATTAAGGAATACCAACTAGGAATAACCACCCACTGTAATGCGGCATGTCCTCAATGTCCAAGAAACATTTTAGGCGGCAAAGTCAATCCAAAGATGCCGCTTTGCCATCTTAGTCCTGAAGTAATAAAAAATACTTTTCAAACTGATCTTGTTAAAAATATTAGACAAATATTTTTTTGTGGCAGTTATGGTGATCCTATCACACATCCTAATTTTTTAGACATAGTTGCAGATTTTAGATCCAAAAGTCAAAAATTATACATCTACATTCATACCAATGGATCAGCTCATAACGAAGATTGGTGGATGAGTCTAGCTGAAATAATAGGCGTGAACGGCAGGGTGGATTTTAACATAGATGGACTGCAAGATACAAATCATGTATATAGGAAAAATACCAACTTCGAAAAGATAATAGATAATGCATCTGCTTATATTAGAATGGGTGGAATAGCAGAATGGAACTATATTGTGTTTAAGCACAATCAACATCAAATCGATCAGGCTAAACAAAAGTCCAAAATGATTGGATTCTCAAAAATAAATTTTAGGAAAACTGGCAGGTTTGTTGATCAAAGCAAAATGGAGGAACTTGACCAATGGCCAGTTAATGATAAAAAGGGAGAATTACAATATTACTTAGAACCAACTACACTTGATAGTGAGAAAAATAGATCTGTTAACAACTTGCAGATTTTAAAAAAACAATATGGTGATAATCTTTACAATTATTTTGATAGCACTGCAATTAAATGTGATAGTTGTGTTGGCCAAAAAGTAACAATTACTGCAGAAGGACTTGTTTTGCCATGTAACTTTTTCGAACACAATCTTTATGATATGCGTTTTGACGATCCTAGCATAACACCATCTTCCAATAAATTGCACACAGTGAATGGAGTCAATCAAGTTAAAAATTTTATAGATTCACATAACCCTAGTTCACTTAATATTAACAATCATACATTGGATGAAATTTTTCAAAATCCTTTTTGGACCGATCTTGTGGACAGCTGGAATAAAAATTTAGATAATGGCAGAATATTTGAATGTGCGTTTACATGTGGAAAAAAACTTAGCAAAGTATGGGATCAACATGAAATAACAATGGATAAAAGATTTTTAATTACTGGTGGCACAAAAGGATTGGGTAAACATCTAAAGGAACAATACAATGGTGATGATGTCAGCAGGACTAGTGCAAAACTTAATATTGTTACACAAAAAGACATCGAAAAAATAGCAATAGATAGTTTAAATTATGATGTTTTTATTAATAATGCATTTGATGGTCCACCACATGAACCTTGGGCGAATTTTGGACAAGTTAATCTTTTACATGAGATATACAAACAATGGAAAGACCATAACAAAAAAGGTTATATCATTAATATAGGCAGTGTAGCGGCAAACCATGTTGTTGCGCCAGATCCTATGTTTGAAACTTATAGGGTGGCAAAGTCTGCTTTACAACATGCAAGTAAACAGATAACACAAGCATTTAAACAAAATTTAGTAGGTTTCAAATGCACGTTAATAAGTCCGGATAGGATGGACAATGAAACTACAAGAAAAAGATCTAATTGGACAGGAAATGGTATTGTAATGGATGACATCAGGAGAGCAATTGACTGGTGTCTATCGTGTGCAGATCATACTGTGGTTGACGAAATCACAATTTACTGTAATTTATTACATGATGTCCAAAGCAAAAATAATTCAGTTTAAACAACCAAAAAATCCAAAACAAAATTTTACGAAATCTGATATGCAAGTTTTTGATGCTGTAGAATTATTACTAGAATATGCACACGAATCAGGATGTGACATCAATCCAATCATTGATTCTAGAGAACTTGGCGAAGTGATTAGATCACTACTGGTGTTTTTTGGCAAAATGAACGGTGTAGATCCAGACCAATTGAATTGGGAACAAAGTGTAGATATATCCAATTTGTACAATGATAATGGCTTTTTAGCATCAGTTGACAAAGATAAAGATTAGTTTATAATAATACTATGACTATGCATCTTGTAGGTCCTGAGTTGAGCATGAATTCGACACGCAAACGCAAAACAAAAGGACTAACAGCTAGAGACAGACAAGCACAGGTTGAATATGCGAAGTATCTTGAGTCTCTTGGAGTTAAGGCCAAGAAAAAAAGACACACTGATGGATTTTCTGCTTTTGCTGATACAAATACATTTAATAATCCAAAGAAAACTGTCAGCAGTCATTATTACAATGCTCCGTCATCCAAGCCTGGGGTGGCTGGATTGAAAAGAGATGATCGTGCAAGATTAGAAGTTAGCAGTCAGTATTCGATTGCGCCTGCATACAATAAAGGCCCTTACATGGTTATTGCAAAAGAAGATCTAAAGACAGCAGGAAAAAAAGTATGATCAAAAATATTATTTTTGCTGTAATCATGTTTATCGTTATACTTTCAGTTCCATATATCATGAATGCTGGAGTTGTATTAGATGCAAAAAACAAAACCATTACCAGTGAGTCATGGACAAATCCAAATTATCATGAAGCAACAGGTGACTATTTTGTATCAAAAGATGGCCTACTATGTGCCAATAGAATATGGCAAGTGCCAGTCAATGGTTTGTTAGTTCCTGCTAGGAAATGTAAATTACCAAACGGCTCATGGGCAACCTTTTATTACTAGGTTGACACTTATACTTTACACTATACAATAATAACATGAAACATTTAGTAATAGTATCTCTAGTGTTAATGCTTGGTGCTTGTTCATCAATGAATCCTTTGAACAAGAACATTAACAAAGGGGTAAATGTTGATGAAGTAAAACTGCGTGGTGGCAGTGAAGTTCCCGAATGGTTCTTTGAATATCCAAAGGATGATGAATGGGTGTATGGAGTTGCCACAGGTTATAGCGAAGACATGCAGTTTGCTATCGACAAAGGTATTCATGACGCCAAGGTCATGATCGCGGATAAACTACAGAACTACATCAATGGTGATTTTAAAAGATACATTGAAGACAATGGATCTGTAGTGTCAGGTAACACAGTTCAATCTACAACAAAAATTACTCAGTCAGTAATTGATGAATTGGACATAGGTGGTTACATCGTTGTTAACAAAGTTGTGGTCAACGAAGGACAAAACTATAGATCATTTGTCCTTATAAAATTCGATCGCACTGAATGGTATCCTCCTACGAAGGTTGCAAAAATTGATACCAGCAAAATCGATGAAGTATTTGCTCAATCAGAAATTATTGAGTAAATTAACCACCACACTCGTTGTGTGCCTATGGTCACTATCAGCATGGTCTGGTACTGCTGTAGGCATACACGACTTTGGTCCAGATATAACAGAGAATCAATCATGTGAGATTGCCAAACTAAAAGCCACCAAACAACTAATAGAAAATGAACTTGGAGTTGTTATTCAAGTTAATGACTTAAAAACTTGCATAAATGACAACTGTGAACTTAATAGTTTCAAGTGGATAACTTTTCCAGGAATAGTTCACAACTCTAAATATATCACCCAAATAGAAGAACGTGAAGGCAAAAGATTTTGTGTTGCACAAGCGACAGGCACAGTGGTATCTATTAACAAACAGTATGCAGAAGGTCATGACTTTTCAGCAGTGTTTAATAAAAATGGAAAATACTTTAATAATGACCATATGCAAATTGATATATTTGGTGAAAGCAAACAATACTATAAAATATTCATATTAAATGATCGAGCGGTAAAAATTTATCCAAATACATATGAAAATGGAGGAGCAACAAAAAACTTGACTGTGCCATCTTCAGATTATAACATAAGAACTATAAAGGAGGAGAATCCTAACGAAATTGTTCTTATTGTGTCATACACAAAACCATTTGAAATGAACACTGTGTATAACATTAAAGATTTTGGTGATGCAATTATGCAAATGAAACAAAATGGATATCGGGTTAGGATGTATGATATAACAATACAATGAAGTTTCAATCAACAAAAAAATTAGGTCCTATTTCTGTAGGACACAGACAGTGGCGTGATGGTGGACATTGTGCCTATGTGCATGGCTATGGACGTTATATTCAATTCACATTTGAAGGTAAACTTGATGAACGTCAGTGGGTAATGGATTTTGGCGATTTGAAAGATGTCAAAGCATGGATTGAAAAAGAATGGGATCATAGAGTGCTGATAGCATCAGATGATCCACATCTGGAAAAACTAAAAGAAATGCATAAACTAGGCATAATGGACATTAATGTGCTAGATGTTACAAAAGGATGGGGACCTGGCATCGAAGCATCATGCAAACACATTTATGACAATGTGGCAAATTTAATACATGTCAAGACAGATGGTAGAGTCAAAATTGTCAAAGTCGAGATATGGGAACATGAGAGAAATTCTGCTGTATATACAGTTGAATGATCATAACATACAGAAATCCTGAAAATTTTGAAGACTGCATTGATGTACACTTTGACATTGATCCAAGTGACTTTGCCTCTAGGTGGAAATATCAATTAAAAAACTTATTATCTAACAAGGCACATCTGGAAAAAAATTATTGTTTTATGGGGTTTACAGAAAGCCCGCGTGATATTGACTTTCTTTGCAAAGAAATAAACGAAGCAATATTCCAAATCAATAGATTCAATAGTTACAACAAATGGCAAATGGCAGGACTAAAAGATTACAAAATAGATGACTGGTTTACTAGAGATACTGTTATGTATGATGAAAATCTTCCGATTGGAAAAGATGTAGATGGTGATGAAATGGCCACGCCTGGATGTAGGCTAAAACATGATGCAATGAATCGTTTGCATAGATACTTTGAGGATCTTCAAGGCGAAGCATGGGGCCTAAGTAAATATTACAAAGTTGCAGACTCACGCACAAAATATGCTATACGCCAATTAAATGATCTTTGCCATGAACTTGAATCTTATGTTTTAAGTTATAGGAAATCAAAGTTCGAACCTGAATGGCAAAGACCATCGCAAATTAACACATGGTTACAGGCACCTAGATCGGATCTACTAGATGCTGATTATGAACTATTTTTAAAAAATAAATTTGATAGAACTTGTGGAGGAATCTACTTACATTGGGCACAAATAGGCAAAACACACATCGAAGTGTTTAGAGACGAAGATGGCAAAGATGTGGATGACGTAATATGTTCTTCTATTAACGCATTAAAATATTATACTGGCGAATTTGACATAGAATGGGCGAGAGATGTCACAGAAAAAACAGCTCCTTGGTTTGCTGAACAACAAAATAAATTTTATAAATGGCTAGATAAAAACAATTTTGATAAAAATGATCCAAAACTAGCACTAGGATTTATTAAAATAGGACAGTGCGATCTAAAAAAATCATTCGGAACAACAGATCCCCAAAAAATATGGACAATACTATCAAAGCATCTGGATGTTTATAAAATAAAAATTGATGACGTAGAGCATGTATTTGAATATGTTTGGACTCAACCAAACTATAAAGAGCAACAAATAAAAATTATGGAGCCAGGATACGTGTGGTCGAGTCAGCATTAATTAACACAATTTTAGGCTGTTTGGTTGGCAGTGTTGCAGGCCTTATACCAGGAACTGGTCTACTAGTTTCTTTGATGGTAATGTATCCATATCTAATAAATTTAGATCTTATAGGACTTATTTGTTTTTATATTGGACTAGCTAACTTAGCTCAATTTACAGGAAGCGTCACTGCAATACATTTTGGACTTCCTGGAGAAGCAAACAGTGTGCCTGCTGTGATTGAAGGACACGCATTGGCAAAACAGGGCAAAGGACACACAGCGATAATTGGCACCAGTTTATCAAGTTTCTGTGCAGGCATATTAACACTATTATTTTTAGTATGTTTGTTTCCGATCTATGACGATATATTTCAATGGTTTTACAAAACAACGAACCAATTGATTGTGTTTAGTTTTGCATTGTTAGTTTTTTTGTTTGCTTCCAAAAACAAGTGGTATTATACATTTTTGTTCATGTGTTTTGGATATTTGATAGGAAAGATTGGATTCAATGAATTTACTGGATCTTACTTTTTGTCGTTTGGTGATATAAACCTACAAACTGGCGTTCCTATTTTTCCTGTGATAATAGGATTGCTTGTTATTCCACACATTTTTACACAATATAATTTTGCAATTGCAAAACGTGTAAAAACCAATTATAAAAGTGATATCTTGTTGTTTATTAAAAATTTTAAATTTAGTATGTTGGGCACATCAATAGGATGTATATGCGGGCTAGTGCCTGGTGTATCAACTGTTTTAGCAACAAATTTGTCGCATCGAGTCTCTAAATCTATTGATACAAACAAAGGGCCAAGTTATAGGTCTCTAATAAGTGTAGAAGCATCTAATAATAGTGCAATTTTAGTTACGTTGTTGCCACTGTTAATACTTGGAATCCCTATCACAGGTTCAGAAGCACTATTACTGTCAATTGTAGAAATGAATTTGTTGGAAATAAACTGGAGGGTAATACTTGACTTACATATACATTATATCATTGCCATAAGTGTATTTCTTTCAATGTTTATAGGACTTATGGTAAGTTGGCCACTTAGTGGTTATTTGCATAAATTTTTATCCTACAGCAAGGATTATGTAAAGTTTGTTATAATTTTTGTTTTACTGTTTTCGGTATTTTTTGTGGCCTCATTATCAGGACAATATTTTTATTATTTTTTATGTTTAACAATTGCAAGTGTGTTTGGATGGTGTTTCAGACAGTATGACTTACTTCCGTTTATTTTTATTTTTTTAATACAGAAAAAACTTGAATCAATAATAGTTGTTAGTTATAATATTTTGACTTGATAAATAAATTTGCAACGCCATATTCAATGACGTCGGCACAAACATCGACCTCTGTGCTTAAATGGGCAGGCCGAGCCGTATGTGGAATCCACACTAGCATTTTTATTAGGAGACATTGATAATGAAAAAAATATATTATTTGATGTTAATGTTGATGTTCAGTTTAAGTGCTGTGGCTGATACTATTAATATTATAGTCAGTGGAAAAGCTGGCGGAACGTTCCATACAAGATCAATGCTAATGCATGACACACTTGTGGATATGGGATATGAAGTTAATTTAATAAACGCAGGCAATTTGAGCAAAGCGGCCCAATTGTTTAGGACAGCAAAAGAACCAGTCATTATGCCATGGATTGATAGTGCTAACATTAAAGAAAATTTACAACCTACTAAATCCACATTCGGCGTGTTGGAATATACTGCACCTGTGGTGTTTTGTTCTACAAAATACAATCAGTTTGGTGCTACAAAAATTAAAATAGGACATAGTGCATCATGGCCTATTGATATATTCATTAGTTTGGAAGAAGCTTTGGGCAAAGAGGTACAGCCTATCCCTTATAGAAACAGTGGAGATTTGGTGCTTGGTTTTGTTTCTGGAGAAATAGATTACATTGCAATTAGCATGTCTAAACTTAAAAAACTTCCAGAAGGATCATGTTTTGCTGTCACTGACGATTTTGGAATGCAAAATATTACGCCAATGAAAGATGTGCTAACACACTACGAATATAAAAATATCCAGCAACATGCTTATTGGCTTACTAAAAACCATGATCAATCTATTAGATTATTACTAAGTTCGGCGATACTATCTCCAGATTACAAAAATTGGATAACATCAAAATCTTTCATCATAAGTTCATTTGATTTTAACGATCTGGAAAGATCGCAACAAGGTGCCATTAGTTGGGGATTGTACGATTGATAAAAATTGTAAGCACTGATAGAATCTACAACGATATACAAGTGACGCTTGACGCTAGACTAAAACAAATATATCAAGGAACGACACATTTCGAAGGAGATTTTTGTCTTCAAGCTGAACAAAAATTATGCGAAATGACTGGACGTAAACATGCATTTTTGACCCATAGCGGCACATCAGCAATACAATTAATGTTAATGGCAAAAGGAGTAAAAGCAGGCGATAAAGTTGGATGCACAAATTTTTCTTGTCCAGCAACAGTCATGCCAATAATGGCATTGCAGGCTCAACCCGTGTTCTTTGATATTGATAGACACGGACAACAAAGTGTCCAAATAGATAGACCAATTGATCATTTGCTTGTTACTGGTTTGTATGGTGATAGTTTCGATTATGATAAAATATCTAACATTGATGTGCCTGTGTTAAATGATTCCGCTCAAAGTTTCGGAACTTTATACAAAGGGGTACAAAATGTTAAGTTAGGCGAAGCCAGTATAATTAGTTTTTCAACCAATAAGAACTGTCCTATCTTTGGGACATACGGAGCTATACTTTGTGACGATGACAATCTTGCACAAAAAATTTATCTTATGAGGAGGAATGGATACAAAAATAGAGATGTTGGCACCAGTATTCAAGAAATAGGCATCAACAGTCAACCACAGGAAGACAAAGCTGCACAGGTGTTGACCAGTTTGGAACGGTTTTCTGACTGGCAAATCAAAAGGAGAAATGTTTTTGATCATTATGACAAGTGTTTTAATAACGAAAAAATTGCAATCAGGCCAACCACTTCATATACAACTCCAAACTATCACAAGTACGTTATTTTTGTACAGGACAAGTATAAATTTAGAGACAAATTGTTGGCACAAGACATCGAGTGCCAGTTGCATTACACATATAATTTTGCCAAGACCGAAGTGTTTGGAGATAAACAAAAAAATGAAAACTTTCCATGGACAGACTTTTACAAAAGACACGCTATCAGCATTCCAGCACATCCATGGTTAACCAAGAATGAAATGGATTATGTTGTAGATACTATTCAAAAAAATGTAACTGAGGAGGATAAAAATCTATGTCAGAAACTATAAAAACGCCTTTGTTTAACTTTGCAAAAAAACAAAATTTATATCATTTCGACCATGACGCTCCTGATGATAATGATATTATTTTTAAACCTAAATTTACTGGGGAATGGCAACATGAATTGGAACATTTTGTTACAGAACAAAAAGCCTTTGTAGATATGGAAAATGAATATACAAAGATGCAGGTGCAAGAATGGTTGAATCTTGGTTATGATTTCCACAAATTCAATGGGAAGATGGTACCTAATGAAAACACACCAATGATTAAAAAAATGGCTGAGATGGTGCCCTTTGAAAAAGAAAAGAAACAAATCTTTATTACTGAACAAAAGTCATGTCATTATATTCCATATCATTTGGATATCCTAGCAAGTAGTGGACTAGATGCAAAAAAAGTCATAAAAAATGGATATAGAATGTTAATATTTCTAACTGATTGGTGGCCAGGGGAGTTTATGATATGGGGGAACACAAACATTACAGGTTGGAAAGCTGGTTGGATTTTGGCTTGGCCCGCTCTAAAATATCCACATGGCACAGCAAATATTAGTCACCATACTGGCTACCGTGTAAGAATTAGTGCTTTAGCTGGGGATACATTTCACGACTGGATCAAAGATCCCGCTGTTATAGAAATAAAATGAACATAACTATCACAGGTACAACTAGTGGCATTGGACATGCGTTGTGTAAACATCTTGCCAGTCACACAATTAAAACAGTTAATCGTGATAATTTTGATCTTTCGAACTTGCAAAACTTTGATACATTAGATCTGTCTAATCAGGATGTTTTAATTCTTAATGCTGGAGTTTTGCTTGGCATAAGAGATAAACTGACCTCATTTAGCCATGATGATATTTGCAGTGTAATGAACACTAATTTTCTTAATAATATTTTCCTAACAAAAAAATATATCCAACAAAATAATAAAGGACATATTATATACGTTGGTTCAATGGTAACAACTAGGGTAAAGAATTTAGATCCTATGTATGGACTTTCCAAACACTGTTTAAAAATATTTTTTGATATTCTTCGGCACTGTGAGGACGCAGAACTTTTTAATATTTGTGCGGTGCATCCAGGAAGGGTGAAAACTAAAATGCATAGACACACAAAAGGATATGAATATCCGCCTAGTACAATGGACGTAGACACTGTTGTTAAAAATATATCTTACGCTATCTCCAATCCTGAGATAAAAGATATATATCTCAATGTTTAAAAACAATGCATTTTACTTCACCTGTGGAGAATTATCTACCTGTAACAAACTTACCGCAGTCCAACACAGCATAAACACTGGCGCTCCAATTCATTTTAATATTCCTACTTTTTTAACAGACTATGGACTACACAATGAGCCTAAACAAAGTTGGTCATCACTATGTAAATCTCATGCCCTGTACTTGCGCCAAAAGTATGATACTGTAAGGATTTTTTATTCGGGAGGTTGTGACAGTAGAACTGTCCTTGAATCATTTATACTAAATGATATACATGTAGATGAAGTTATTGTCCTAAAGTCTGGCATAGAAGATGCTGATTATGAGATTAACCAACATGCTATTCCTTTTTTAAAACATTATAAAAATAAATTACAAAAAACAAATATAAAAATAGTTAAACCAACTTATGGTGATTATCATAATTTTTACTCCAATCCATATTGGTTTGAGGATCTTGCTGACAAAACTAATAATAAAACAGCATTTCATTTCCGTCTTAATCATTGGCTAGAAAATACAGACCTATATAAAGGCAATGGAAAAACTGTTGACCTACAAGGGATAGATAAGCCAAGAATAATGTATTACAAAGGACAATGGTTTGTTTATTTTTTAGATGTAGAAATAAAATACGAGGATAATAAAGAAAGTGATTGGTGTAATTTTTTTTACGATGATCCACAAGTGTGTTCTAAACAGGCACATATGTTAAAACATGCAATTGAAAAATATGTTCCCTATGCGGATTGGAACAAAGTATGTTTAGGAGAGGAAAAGTATGAACATTTTTATAATCTTAATGCAGGTAGGTTGGACGGACATGGTGCCTTCCCCTCAAAAATGTTTACTAAATTTGACGGAACTGCGTTGCAGGCAACTATGTCAAATGTAAAAATAAATGAATCACGCAGTGAAAAAGTCTTTTGCAGAAACAATAAAGAGAAGATTGCCATAAGCAACATAATAAATGACGATATCACAAGTTTTAACAAATGGCATAGGACCATGCATGAATTATCGTTATTAGGAGATGGTAAATGGTTCAACGGTGGAAGGCCTGAACTTGGCACAGTGGGAGTATTTGGCCCATTTATCAATTTAAAAAATGGTTTGGTATCAACTGTGGACGAGTTGTTTCCAGAAGGATTTGACATTTCACCTTGACAATTAATCAAGTAATGTTATAGTAAATTATGCGTTTAGGTTTCTGTTGCAAATATATACATCCTGATCGCACACTTAAACCAAAAGTTCTTAAAGAAACTGAACAGCCATATAATTGTAGAGCAACCACAGTGCGTTGGCTCAATGAACACAAGGATCAAGCAGAAGAAAGACTATGGGAACTGATGCAACACAACATATCTTCCATACATGAATTGATAAAATACACAGGAGCATTATCGAAACCATTGCGTATGTGTAGACTTAGTTCGCCTGTGCTTCCTGTTGCCACAGAGGCCACATGGAAATATTTTTGGTCCAAGCCTGATGTAATAGCATATTGTGAAAAACACTTTGCGGAAGTTGGCGACACAGCAAGACGTCTTGGAGTAAGAATATCCTTCCACCCAGGACAGTTTACTGTGTTAGCATCTGAGTCAGATGATATTATTAAACGTAGTATTGAAGAATTTGAGTATCATGTCAGCATGGCACGTTGGATGGGATATGGCAAAACATTCCAAGACTTTAAAATTAATGTGCATATATCAGGCAAACGTGGACCACAAGGCATAATAGATGTCCTTCCGAAGTTAACACCAGAAGCCAGAAATACAATTACTATTGAGAACGAAGAAATGAAATGGGGATTGGATGATATATTAGAATTGGAAAAACACGTGGCTTTGGTGTTTGATATACATCATCATTGGGTAAACTGTGGTGAATGGATCAGCGTGGATGACGATAGGATAAAAAGAATTATCAATTCATGGCGTGGAGTTCGACCTGCAATGCACTACTCACAACCTAGAGAGTCGTTACAAAACAAGGTAGACGCACATAAGTTATTAGATCGTGAGGATCTTTTTACACAAGGTGAAAATAGGGCAACAATCAGGGCACATTCAGATTACTATTGGCATAAGCCAACCAATGATTGGCTAAAACCATTCGGTGATTTGTTTGATATCCAATGCGAATCTAAAGCCAAGAATCTTGCATCATCCATGTTGGCTGAACAATATGGGATCATCTAATATTGACAGTTTACCAAAAAATAAGTATAATAATATAAAAAAGAGGAGACTCAAACAATGGGACTTATGAAACTAATATTTGGTGATCCGGCAAGTGTAACTGCTTCAGCGGCTGTCACTACTAAATCGACAACAACACCAAAGAAAACAAAAAAAATAAATGCCACAAAAAAAACAACTAAAAAAACTACCAAAAAGAAAACACGTGGTAGACCAAAAAAGAAATAATGAAACTAGATCAAGTAGCAGATGACGTAAACGTCAACGGTGGTAAGTTTATGCTAATGGATTTGCCATATGATCGGAAAGATCTTGAGCCTGTAATAAGCCGAGATACTATTGACTTACACTATGGAAAGCATCATTCCGGATATGTTGATAAACTAAATGATCTTATTAAAGGAACAGAATATGAAAATAAAAGTCTAAAACAAATTATTATTGACTCAAGAGATAACGATCAAGCAATATTCAACAACGCAGGACAAAATTTTAATCATATAATATACTTCCAATCATTGACTCCAGACTACGAAGAGCCGTCACAAGAATTGCAGGATAAAATTGAAGACGACTTTGACTCAATGGACAAATTCAAAGAAGCATTTATTGATGCAGGCATGAAAAGATTTGGCTCTGGTTGGGTATATCTAGTTCTTGAAAAAGGAGATTTAAAATTTAAAACTTATCCCAATGCGGATAATCCTGTTGGCGAAGATGTTGATATTCTTGCGGCATTTGATGTGTGGGAACACTCATATTATTTGGATTACAAAAATGATCGTAAAGAACATCTAACTAGAGTAATCAATGAATTGATCAACTACAAATTTATTGAATCTAGACTACTGGAAGCATAATGTTTGTTCAGATAGAACCAACGCCTAATCCTGCAACACTCAAGTTCCTTCCTGGAAAGACTGTTATGGAAAAAGGCACGCAGTTCTATCAAGACAAAACCAGTGCTGGTAATTCATTGTTAGCACAAAAACTTTTTGAAATAAAAGGCGTAGAAAGTGTTTTTTATGGCGAAGACTTTATAACAATCAGTAAAAGTGATTCAACAACATGGACTATGCTGAAGCCTGCTATAATGGGGGCAATCATTGAACAGTTTACAACCAATGATCCTTTAATTATGGAACAGCAGTATAAAAAAACTGTTGTTGAAGATAAACACGCTATAAAAAGCACTGATTCTGATGTGGTCAAAAAGATCAAAGAATTACTTGATACTAAAATAAGGCCCGCTGTTGCAATGGATGGCGGAGACATAATATTCAATGAATATGTAGATGGATGGATATGGTTGGAAATGCAAGGAGCCTGTCAAGGATGTCCAAGTTCTACAGCAACTTTGAAGTCAGGCATTGAAAATATGATGAAGCATTACATTCCTGAAGTTCGTGGTGTCAGATCAACCGATCATGATTGACAGAGATCAAATTGAAAAAAAATATCCTTATATTGTAGATGAATTAAGGAAAGTTTATGATCCTGAGATCCCAATTGATATTTTTGAACTTGGACTAATATATGATCTAAGAGTCAATGAGGACAACTCATCTGACGTAGTAATGACTCTGACAGCACCTAACTGTCCTGTTGCTGGCGAGATGCCACAATGGGTTCAACAAGCCGTTACGAAAGCAGGACATTCTCCTGTGAGAGTGCAACTAACCTTCACTCCACCCTGGACACAAGAATATATTAGTGAAGATGGTAGACTATATCTCGGCATGTAAATATTATTATGATTGAAGTGACCGTTCCTGCTATTGCAAAAATGAAAGAGGTTTGTGAATCTAACAATAAACCATACATCAGATTTGGCGTCAAAGGTGGCGGATGTGCTGGATTCAACTATCAAATGGATGTAACCGAAGAAAAAAAGGACCGTGACCACGAATTAGCCTTCGGAGAAGTAAAAGTGCTGGTGGATGAACGCTGTGAAATGTTTGTTTTAGGCACTAAAATTGATTACAAACAAGAAATATTTGGTTCCTATTTCACCTATGACAATCCCAACGCACACTCTAGTTGTGGCTGTGGCACAAGTTTTTCAGTCAAATAACTTTTATTTTCAACTTTAGTTTGCCAATTCTGATTGAACCTGCATGATATCATGAAGTCGCTGTAAACCTTATGTTTTTTATCCACGCCACCGTTTGAAATATGGTACACATTTCTACCTTCCTTTAGAGGCTCGTCATTTGCAATGTATTCATATATGTTACAACTGGTGGTTATATCATAATTTTCTTTTTGACCAAAATGTTTTTGTTTGGCATTTTGCAATATAATAACATCATTACATATACTTTCTTCAAATCCATATGATGCTACAAATTCTTTCAGTTCTTGATATAATTTTTTTCTATTTTTATCTCCAATGTCAGAAAACATCGGCCATTTGATCTGTGTGCCTTGCATTTTTTGTACAAATTGCTTTTTAACATTATCAACAAGTATAATGAAATGCTTATATAGAACTGACTTTGGTCTAAAAAGAAAATAGTCATAAAGGTCTTCATAAATTTTTGTAGTTTTACACATTTTTTGTTTTGCAATAAATCTTGAAATTATGTCACAAAATCCAGCGGCATGCAAAACTTCTAACAAAAATCTAATTATATTTGCTTTCTCAAATTCTTCTACTGACATAGTGTTAGTACCAATCACCATTTCGTGATATTCTGTAGCATATGGCGAATCTTTCACAGGAGACATTTGCGTGATTAAGCCATATTTTTTCCTATATTCGGGATCATTCATCTCAGAGTTAGGCAAAATACTTAATATATTAACAACTGTGTTAATGTCTGCTTCGTAAAATCTTTCAAGTGTGTCCATGAATGAATCATAAGTTTCTTCAGGTAAAGGCAACATAAACTCTGTACTGATTGTAATATTATTTTTTTTGCAGGCTTCATATACTTGGAAAAAATTGTCCATCGAAATATTTTTCCTTTTTATTGACTTATTTGTAAGTTCATTTAGAGATTGAAAAGATCCCATGAACCTTCTCATCATTCCGGCCTCACTAAGCATTTTGGCTATCTCAACCATCTGTACTGAAAAAACTTTGTTCCATGATGTATTAAAAATTTGAGGATAATTGTATTTGTTTTTAAGTTCGATCATATATTTTGTTATTTCTACATCTCTATCTTTGAATATACCAAAATTTGCATCTGCATTAGTAATGTATTCAATTTTCTTTTTGGCCAACCATTCGAAGTCGCCTTTCACTCTGTGCATACCACCTTTTTTAATTTTACCAAAAGCTCCGTTGCCCCAATCACAAAATGTACAACCAAAAGGACAACCTCTATTGGTTTCAACTACAGCGTTCAAAACAACGTTAGTGCCTTCATACTTTTCTACTAGATAGTCAAACAATCCGGTTGTATATGGACTTGGAATATCATCTATGTCAGCCATTCTTGTTGCTGGTGCTGTAATAAATTTTCCATCTTTTATATAGCCAATGCCACTGTTATCTAAATCTTCTCCTAGCGTGTGTAATAACAAATTGCTAAATGCTATTTCACCTTCACGATAAATTGCATAGTCAATAAATTTATATTGTCTCAAAAACTCTTCATCCTGATATTTGACACTTGCTCCTCCAAAAATTATCACACAGTTTGGATACCTTTCTTTAACGCATTGTGCTAACTTTAAATTGTATTCATGATTCCAAACAACAGAATTAAATCCAAAAATAGCAGGATTATCTAGTCCCGCAACAACATCCTGTATGTTTTCCTTCTTTATTAAAAATTCTTTTAGTTGCATATTCTGTCTGATCTTTGCTTTGGTTAATGCATATGACCAAATAACTCCAACACTATATGGAAAATACAAAAATTCTCTAGCAGATCCTTCAGGAGTATCTATACAAAACTGTGAAAGATAAACATTCATCATAATATTTAAGCAAATAAATAATCACAATGTCCAAACAAAGAATCAACGTAGGCACAGGAATAAACACAGGCACTGGTGACACACTCCGTGCCGCCATGGAAAAGGTCAACAACAATTTTGATGAACTTTATGATTTGGCTGGTCAAGATTCAACAGGCAAAGCAATTGACATCAGCGGAAATACAATTAGCTCTACATTTACAAACACAGACATCACAATATCACCAAATGGAACAGGCAATGTTGTTATTGATGGTGATCTTGTTACAAATATTATAAAGTCAGATGATTCAACAGGCGTTATTATTGATGACAATTTGATACTCACTGGAACTATAAAAGCGGATAGTTCTACACTTGTGCGTATTGCAGAAAATGTTGAAGTTACTGGCACACTTACAGCAACATCTTTCAGTGGAGATGGGTCAGCATTGACCGGAATAGCATCTACAGGCAACATTACTTTTTCAGAATCAAGTATCTCTACATCAGATTCGACACAAATTAATATCAACGAAAATCTAAATGTTGATGGAAATATAATTATGGGTGACAGTGACCAAATACAACTTGGTGACAGCGGCGATCTAAAAATATTTCATAATGGCAGTCATTCAATTGTAAGAGAAACAGGCACAGGAAACCTTTTCCTACAGAGTGACAACAATGTCATACTTTCCAAGGACACTGGCACAGAAACTATGGTTAAGGGCATTGCCGATGGAGCAGTTGAACTTTATCACGACAACACCAAAACCTTTGAAACCACAGCGACTGGTGTAATCGTTGGAGCGGCAGACACTAACGCAGAGATTACAACACAGGGCACAGGTGATCTAACACTAAGCACCAACAGTGGAACAAACTCAGGAACCATTAAAATTGCAGATGGCACAAACGGAGACATCACAATAGAGAACGATGGCACAGGCGACATTTTATTGAAAGCAGGTGGACAGGTAGGTATAGGATCAGTAAGTTCGCCCGATACTTCCCTGCACGTAAAAACTGCCGCGGCAAAAGTAACACTACAAAGAACTGCAGACGCAAACACACCTGGTATTAGTTTCCAACAATCAGGCGGCAATGTAAGAGCAGAATTTATGATGGATGGCACATCAGGCACATCAAATACATTGTTTTTTAAAACACATGATGGAGCGTCTTTATCAGAAAGATTTAGAGTAATACACACTGGAGTAAGCGTGACAGGAAATATAGACGTTTCGGGAGCCACAGTGTTTACGCCACAAGATGATTTGGCAACATCCACCACTGCCTTATCACTGTCCAAAACAGTTCATTCTTTGGCAGCTGGTGAACAAAATTACACATTAGCCGCTGGCACAGAAGGACAAATCATGCACTTTATTATTGCAGGTGGAGATTCTGTGGCTGGATCTGTTGCAAACACCACTGTTACTATATCACAAGTGAGAAATCCAGATGATGGCGATGTGTTGCCTACCTATGCATGGAAACTGTTTACAACACCTTTTGGTGCTGGTGATTCAGTTGAACCAAGAAGAAGTCTTGCAACTTGTATATTTGGCAACGGTGCCTGGAACTTAGACATCTACAGCAATTAAAGTTTTACCTTTGTTGAACTTGCATCAATTTTGTATATCCTACGCATTCTAACTCCAGTTTTTTGTGCAAAACGATGCACATCACATTCTGAACACACATGATTAAATGCATTTGAAGCCCGCTGTTGTGGCACTTTAGATGCCTCACGTATAAACTGTTGCCCACATTCATCACATGCAAAATGATACACAGTGTGCCTTCTTTTGTAGTTGTGAATATTATCAAGTTTGGATTTTCTTTGATGTAATCTAATGGACGTGGTAGTCTTGATGTACATGTTATTATATTTACTTCCGGTTTATAAAAAAATTTGTTAAATACACAGCCAGAGGAGACAACATAAATGACACAACAATCAATCAACATAGGATCAGCGGCCAATGATGGCACAGGTGATCCATTAAGAACGGCTTTTGATAAAATTAATGACAACTTCAACGAAATATATGACAAACTAGGCGGTGCTTCACTATCTAACATAACACTTTCAGGATCAACAATTACCAATACAGTAACAAATGGCGATCTAACAATTGAAACAAATGGCACAGGCAAAGTTATTATCAATGATGACTTAGAAGTAAAAGGCACAACAACTGAAATCAATGCAACAGTGATGCAAATTGAAGATAATTTACTAGAACTCAATAGAAACTCCTCTGGCGGAGACATTGACGCTGGTATTTTTATCAACAGAGGAGCCGCACTTGATTCTGCATTCTTTTATTGGAATGAAGGTGAAGACAAATTCAAAGCAGTTACATCCACTTCCGATGATTCTGTAACAACTGCTGTTACTGATACTGCAACAGCAACCATTGTTGCCAACATCGACACACAAACAATTACTGCAATTGATGGCGATAGACTAACTGTTTCAGATTCTGTTTTGATTCAAGGAAATTTGGACATTAGGAACAATGACTCTTCTAGTAAAGCATTATTTGTTGAAGGTGATGTTGATATTACAGAAGATATAACATGCACAAATATCACAGTAGGCAGTGCCCTTAATGGATTTTTGTCTGCGGCATACGGTGTACAAACCAACTTATCAAAAATTGGTAGCGGTGCAATTAAATTTAATACAAACGCCGAAATCAAAGATTCAAGCAACGATGTAGTGCTTAACAATCTCACAACCAACGGTAGCATTGTGCTACAACCACAAGGCACAGGTGGCGTTGTTATAAATGGACCTATTTCATCTTCTGATTCAACAGAACTAGAAATCAATGAAATACTAAAAGTAAATGAAACACTGATTGTCAATCAAATTGGTACTGAAGACTCCTCAGTTATTAATTTCCAAGACCCTGTGCAAGTTAATAATGGGGCGTTTACTGTGTTGGGTGGAAAAGTTGCTGGACAATTTTTTGAAAATCAGGTACAAAATGATCTCACCACATCAACTACAGCATTGTCATTGACTGCTGGAGTGCATCTACTAGCATCTGGTGAACAAGACTACACCCTTGCCGCTGGATCTGAAGGACAAGTTATGTACTTGGCCATTGCTGGAGGTGACTCTGCGGTTGGATCAATTGCAAACACAATTGTTACTTTAAGTCAAGTAAGAGATCCTGATGATGGAGACGTCCTGGCCACATATGCATGGAAGCCTTTCATAGGAAACACAGCAGGCGATTCATCAACACCTAAACGCACACTTGCAATTTGTGTGTTTGCTGGTGGAGCTTGGAACTTAGATCGATTTGGTGACGGCACCTAAAATCTAAACTAGTATAAATTTAATAGACTGTGTGCTTAAATACACAGTCTAATAGAGCTCACACAACGAGTGAGACTTATGCGGTAACATCCTCCGCGTAGTGGCTAGAACCCACGTTGGACAGAAACAAAAGGAGAATAAAATGGGAAGACCAATTAATCCAAGTAAAATAGGATCCGGCTCAGGCAAGATCCAAGTTACCAACTACAGACTAACAGGAGAACTAGAAGCAGGAGCTGAAGAAGGCTTAGGTGCATTTATTGTATCGCAAAGATCAACAAGAAAGTTTAAAGTTTCTGCTACAAAACCTTCTGATTCATCAACAGTAACAGAAGTGCTTACTCTAGTAAACAAAGCTGCCGGCGCATTAGGTGAAGGCGAATTCAGAATTGCATGTATCAATCCTCTGGATTCATCTACTGACCAAGTGACCAAATTATGCAACAGAACAGTTGTTGTGGGCGGTATTGGTGCTGACGCTTCATCAGGATCTGACAAGTTCAAGGTGTCTATTGCTGATGGCAACAACACACAGGGTGGAGCTGCTGTAGGCGATGAAGCTTTTGATGCCACATCAGTTGCGGCATTAGGAGTCGCAAACATCGATTCACAGTAATCTTTAATTCAACAGTGGGTGTTTCCACATCCACTGTATCCAATAAATATACAAAATGTCGATTCCACAGTGGCAAACTCCTTCTGGCTTGCTTGGTACTATCCAAGAACGTGTGGAGTATGAAAAACAACTTGTAGCTAGTGATTCAGATGGAGATACTGTAACCTTTTCATTACTAGTTGGCTCTTTACCAAGTGGACTTAATTTGACTAGTGCCGGAAAAATTATAGGCTTTCCCAACGAAGTAAGTTTCAGAACCGAAAAAACATTTGTTGTACGTGCTTCCGATGGTACAAATGTAAATGATCGAACTTTTACTTTATTCGTTGAAGGATCTGATGCTCCAACATGGGTTACTACTGCCGGCACACTTGATATAATTTTTGATGGCACCTACGTTGATATCCAGTTAGAGGCATCTGACATTGACACTGATGACTCAACTGCCTTAGACTATGACATCATCACTGGAGGTTTGCCTGATGGCGTTACGATGAGTAACACAGGAAGGATTACTGGAGTGGTGAGTCCTATTCCTCAGGAAGCATTTGACTCAACACAACTAGGACTGGATGGTGTTGCATTCGATACTGGAGCTTGGGATTTGGTTGTCCGTAGTGGATCTATTGATAGACTATATCAATTTACAGTCAGAGTGTCCGATGGGATAACATTTGCTGATAGAACTTTCCAACTGGATGTTCGTGGTCTTGGCAAATTTAAATCTAGTTCAACGTCATTTACAACCGACAACACCGAGTTGACAGCTGATGTATCTGACGTAAGAGGATTGTATTTTACACAGACTGGCATCATTGCAACATTAACCAGTGGTGATTATGCAATTGTTAAGTTAAATGTTATTGACCCCGATGAAGCATTAGGCCAAGATGGAGACACTACCATAACATATGCCATTGACTCCGGCACATTACCACCAGGCATGTCGATTGATTCCAACACTGGAACACTTTCTGGTGTGGTTCCAACTGCAAGGAACACTTTTACTGACTACACATTTACAGTGAAGGCAACAAAAACATCTACAATTTTTGGTGTAGACTTTACTACGCAGGAAATGACCATTAGAATCACAGGACAAGCGTTTAACACAGTCACTTGGACACAGACCACAGCGGAGTTGGTTCTTTAATGATAATAGATCTAGGAACAATTTCTCCAAAGAAAGTAAGTCTTTTCAAAGTTGGCGCAACAACCACGGTATCTAATGTAACTTTAAGTTATGCATACAAAGAAGGAAGACTTCCGCCAGGACTTGCAATATTTCCAGATGGTGGCATAGCAGGCACATGTGGCGAAAGAATTTTTGAACTGGATCAAGGAGATACAACATTTGATTCGGATAAAACATCCTTCGAAAAAACTTATGTATTCACAGTAACAGCAACAGGACAATTTGGAAACGTGACCTCAGATCAGGCATTTTCTATTGACGTGGTGAGACAAACCAGTGACAAGATAGGAAACATAATTGCAAAGCCAAGGCCTGATAGCACATCATTAGCATCATTCCAATCTTTAATTAACAACACAAAAATTTTTACTAACGCAACACAGTACAGACCATATGATGGAAACTTCGATACAAAAATTCCCAGTTTTATTCTTCTGTCTGGCATAAGTTTAAAATTGTTATCATATATACAAAATTTACTAAAGGAAAATTCCTATAACTTTAAATTACGTGTTGGAGATTATAAACTTGCACTGGCTAAAGACCGTGCTGGCAACACAATATACGAAGTAATATACAGTGAATTGATCGATCCAAACAGTGGAGCTAATGATTCCTTTACATTAGAGTCCCATGGATTAAAAAATATCACAATCCAATTGCGTACAGACACTTTGGAAATAGGAGCAGATGCAGGTCTTAATATACCTGGCACAGAGGAAGATACAATCTATTCTAACGATGTAGTTAATATCCAAGAAGAATTGAAAGCAGGATTAACAGTTAATAATTTTGATTATCTACCTTTGTGGATGCAAACACCACAAAGTGTGGTACGTGGATTCAGATTGGCTCTGCCAATAAAATATTTACAACCTGGAGCAGGTGCCCAAGCGTTATATAGATTGAAAAATGAAATCAATTATGATCCTAAACAATTAGACATAGACATCGATCGATTAATAATTGATGATAATCTTGGAACAACTTTCAATGACCTATCAAGACTGACATACACTGGTGACGGATCAACTGCAATTTTTACATCACCATATAGGGTAACAAAACCTAATCATCTTATTATTACAGTGGATGGCTTGGGAGTGACTGACTTTAGTATGCTAGGAGATATTACCGCCGATACACCACATATATCGACTGACACTGTTTTGTACAGCACCGATGTTAATGATCCTGACAGTTCGCAAATAGTATTTGATACAGCGCCAATTGACGGCTCCACAATCGATGTTAAATTACAACCAACTACATTCGGAAAAAGGGTTGTCACAACTTTCGACGGCGTGGACACTACTGATGGTAACACTACATTTGATAACAACGGCACTAGATTCACACAGGAAGAAGTTACTTTTGACCGAAAAATAAATCCAAGTTTCCAATTAATGTTCAGCAAGAGTGCAAACACAGACGGAATAACACATATTTCAAAAGAGCCTAAATTAGTGAGAAGTGTTTAATAAATAGTACGACATGGCAAGTTCAATTACCACTACAAATATAGATGCTACTTTTCCAGTAGCAGGACAAGATAACGATTCACAAGGTTTTAGAGATAACTTTTCTCAAATTAAAACACAACTTAGCACTGCATCTACAGAAATAACTTCTTTGCAGGATAATAGAGCAACTACAAATGCTGATACTGATTTTAATGGGCATGATCAGTCCAAACTAGTTCTTAAAGATTGGGGACAAAAAGTCGTAGCAAAAGGCTCAGTAAGTGGATCAGTATCATTGGATTTCGAAGATGGCAATGTTACAACATTGACCACTTCAAATAACGTTACTTTAACATTTACAAACTTTCCACAAGAAGATGATGCTTCAACAAACACTCATGCATCTATGAGAGTATTTCTTACTAAAGGAACATCAACACACACTGTAACTCTAACAGGAGTAAGCTTTCCGACTGTTGCAAGTTTTAATGAATCCAACTTGGATTCCTCAACAATGAGTACAACATTCCCTGATAGGAAAAGCACGTTTGTTTTTGATGTTTTCTCAGTTGATGGTGGTACAACAAAGTTTATAAGCACCATACTTGAATATCCTTCAAGCTCATAATAGATGTTTCATCCTACTTTAGATCCTAAAGGATTGTCTGATTCGGAGTTGGAATCCCAATTAAAAGATGTTACAATGAAAATACAACAAGCCGCTAGAATGATGAATCGTAATCTATACGATCAATTATTGGCAATAAACAATACGCTTTTAATGGAACAAGAACAAAGAAAATTAGATAAGAAAAACAATGACCCTGAAAGTTCCGAGTTTGATAATTTAATAAATGTTAGATGATGGTCTGATATGGCGAACTAGATTCACCAATACACTTTACGTTCAAAACAAATTATGGCCTAATGACACTGACGTGGAGATCCACATGACTCCGATTGCCGAGGATTCCAAACAACAACATATTGCTTTCGAAAAAATTAAGTATGTTTTCAACAAAATATTACAAAATTCTTTATTCATTGATAACAATAACCAATATCAATTATTCGAAAAATTCAACACGTTAGCCATTGATTTTTTCGAAAAACCAGTTGATCAAGTGGTTGGTATATGTTTGTTCACAAAGTTAAATGCAATGATAGGAGATTGCTTACGTGTTGATACTTTGGAAATTGAGTCTTGGCAAGGCGAAAACTTAAGATTCATTATTTCAGACAGCAGTCCCGAGAATGATTTATTGCATTCGTCAACTGTTAATAATCCATGGTGGAAAGATAAGAGTCCAAGATTTAGTAACTTTACCAAAGAGGACTTGACATGGGAACGACTTGGCTTTACAATAACTGATGATAATGATAAATTTAAAATTATACAGGGTGGTAGATGAACACTAACGAATATGGACAAGTAATGTTCACAGTAAATGAAATACTTGACATGATGTACTCTGGACAAAACATAGATCATTGTGACTTTGCAAATTTGGAAACACAAAAATATAATCAGTTTGCAAATTATTTTGACGTTCCGGCTAAAAATGTTGTGGAGCCTATACAGGAAAGTGCAGACACATTCCATGAAAGTAAAGCAAACACATGGCATATGCCAGAACAGTATAAAAAAATGGATATAGAAAAGTTTTTGTCAGAATTGCTTGTCAGTAAAAATTTAACATCAAGTGCTTATACAAATAGATTAATAGAAGAACTAGAACAATTTAAAAAAAGGAAAATGGTTAATGTGTTAAAATTTTTGTGTTATCTAATGCAAACATGTAAAACACACAACATAGTGACAGGGGTTGGACGAGGATCTTCCGTGAGTAGTCTTGTACTTCATTTATTAGATGTGCATCAAATTGACCCTGTTAAATACAGTTTGGACTACAAGGAATTTTTGAGATAGGAGAATTTATGCCAAGAAAAATGCAATCAAAAAAAGTACACTTTTCCATGCAAGGAAGGCCTGTTGACTTCGAAGCCATGCGAACTAAACATGAAAAATCAATTGCAGTAGGAAATACAAAAACAAATGCAAGAGGTGACGAACTAGGCAAAGGCGGAAAAATAGTTAAAAAACGTGATGAAAAATAATGCCAACTAGAGTACAGGGAAAAATAAAACCACTCAAAAAAAGAGTGCTAGTATCTAACATGCACTTTGGTATGTTAAAAACTAAAAGCGGAGTGATCCTTCCGGATGATGATGGCACTGCCGCAGGCACTAGACCCAGATGGGCAAAAGTATATGCTGTTGGCCCACAACAGCAAGATGTAGAGATTGGTCAATGGGTGTTAATTGCACACGGCCGATGGACAAGACAAGTAATGCTTGACCAGGGCGATATTGATGTTGATGTCAGGATGGTTGATGAAAATGATATTTTGTTGATCAGCGAAGAAGAACCTGATGTTAACACAATCACCGCTCCCTACAAATAATCAATAGACAAATTTTATTAAAACTGTTATACTAATAGTATGAATACACTTTGGGTTGAAAAACATAGGCCGAATACACTACAAGGATATGTGTTCCGTGATGATGCACAAAAAAAACAAGTTGAACAATGGGTATCATCCAAGTCTATTCCACATTTGTTATTTTCAGGCGCTCCGGGTGTAGGCAAAACAACACTGGCAAAAATACTGTTGAACTTGTTAGAAGTTGAAGGCACAGATATACTTGAAATAAATGCTTCAAGAGAAAACTCTGTAGATGTGATCAGAGATAAGATAACAAACTTTGTTCAGACAATGCCTTTTGGTGAATTCAAAGTTGTGCTGTTAGATGAGGCAGACTATATTTCTCCCAACGGACAAGCGGCACTGCGTGGTGTTATGGAAATGTATCATCAATCTGCAAGATTCATATTAACTTGCAACTATCCAAACAGAGTTATTCCAGCACTGCATTCAAGATGTCAAGGCTTTCATATTGAAAAGATAGACAAAACTGAATTCACTGCTAGGGCGGCAGAAATATTGGTTGGTGAAGGCATCCAGTTTGATTTGGATACACTAGACACATATGTCAAAGCAACATATCCTGATCTAAGAAAATGCATTAACACATTACAAATGAACTGTGCTGATGCAAAACTACAAGCGCCAAATGTTGCTGATGTAGGTGAGCAAGATTATAGGATAGAAATGGTGGACTTGTTCAAGGCAGGCAAAATAACAGAGGCAAGAAAACTGTTGTGTTCACAAGCACGTCCAGAAGAAATGGAAGACATTTATCGTTGGATGTATGACAACATTGAGATATTTGGTGAAACAGAAGATCAACAAGATGAAGCCACACTTGTTATTAAACAAGGTATAGTTGATCATTCGTTTGTTGCAGAAGCAGAAATAAACTTATCTGCTACACTTATTAAGTTGTCACGAATACGTAATCAAGCTTCTTCATAAATTTTCAAAGCTTCAGTGACAGCATAATGTCTTACAATATCCTCACCAAACAATTGAACATTACATATGTACCTAGTATGGGTACGCCATAATTTATGTAAAAAATGTGCCATACCATTATCTTTTCCTCGATCAGTTTGGTCTAAGTCACCAGTAACAACAAGTTTTGATCCTTCACCAATTCTAGTCAACAACATTTTGAATTGGTTGACTGTGGTGTTTTGCATTTCATCTGCTATAATGTAAGAATTTTCAAAAGTTCTCCCACGCATGAATGCCAATGGTGCTATTTCAATTTGTTCTTCTCTGATCATTTTTGCAACACGATTGACTGTGTAGTTTTTATGAAATATATCAATCAAAGGCCTTGTCCAAGGCTCCATTTTTCGTTGTAGTGTTCCAGGTAGGAATCCAATATCTTCATCTGCGCCAACCACAGGTCTAGTAATCACTATCTTTTCAATCTTTTGTAGTTTCATAAGATCTATGCCGTTTTGCGTTGCAAGTAGTGTTTTGCCACATCCAGCTGGCCCATGTGCAATAACAATAGATCTTTTATCATCCTTAAGCATCTGCCAATATTTGTGCTGATTAGGCGATCTTGGTTTTACTTCGAAACGCGAAAAATCGTCACGAAGATCGTCAAAAGATAAGACAGTTTTGTGTTTCATAATATACTCCGATTGTTAATTTAATATGCGATTGCATATGCAAATATTTAAAGTGTGCAAATTTATGATATCTATGCTTATAATAAAAAAAGTATGTGGACCTTTGTTGACAATAAATAGTTTATTATGATTGATACATTAGAAATTATCCGCAACATAAAAAAAATATATGCATCAGATGCCATTGTTGAAACAGTGGTAAACATGGAAAAAGTTATGGATGATGTCAATATGTATGCATATAAAAATTGGGCACTAGGTGAACTTGTAGACGGTCCACACGTAAACAAGTACGATACTACAATGACATTTATGTGGGAACAAAACAAAATGCCTGATCCAGACGCTGGCAAAAGATTGCTTAATATTGGTGGCAAGGTAGAATACAAACGTGATGTTAAAATGACGCCAAGAAGAATTGAATCATATTCGGATTATAGACCAGGAACTAAAAAAGCAAAATTAGATGAAGTGCCTGTATGGTTAGTAAAGATTACTTTGCCCAACCAAGTTATTGAAGACTTTAATGCAGAGGCACAAATTACAAAATCAGTAACAGGGATTGCAGTTGATCAGTCTCCACAAGACGCGGCAGAACTATGAAATCAGTAAAAAATTTAGAGATGCAAAGTCATGTCAGTGAAGTTATTACTATTGATAATTTCCAAGCTAAACTTGGCAAAGATGAAGATGTATCGGTAATAAAGTTACAAACTGATAACAAGTCAGTGGCTGAAGATCTAGTTCATTTTATCGAAACTGGCTCTAAATTTGTGTTGGATGCGGATAATTCTCCTGCTAAAAATGAAGATAATAGATATGATGTGTTCGTTGAAATAGAAAGAAATATAGATCTGCCAAAAAATATAATGGAACTTGTAAGAGATATTGAGCAGGTAACTGGAATGTTACCTTGGAAATTTTCGTTCTATAAAAATCAGAAACAATTTAAACTTAGCGAACAAAATCTTACAACTATTATTCCTACTTCTGCATCTCAATATACTTTTCTTACTGACGACAAAGTTGAAGAAGATATAGCAAAATTTTTTGAATCTGCCCCAATAATCCATAAAAGGATAAATGGAAAAAACATCATTCTAAAAAAAGCTTATACTAAACACGAAATGGTCGTCGAAGCATTTGACCATGATGTCCAAGGCACTTACAAAATTGATAGAGAATCCAGCGAACAATCTTCGTATCTCAATCATTGGTTAGGTGGCGGATATTCTGTAGTTAAAGTTGATGACCTATTTAAAATTACAAAAGGGTCAAAATCAATAGTCGCAAAAATAAAGGAGTTATAATGGCATCACAAAATTGGATCAAATCATTAGAAGCAATCTTGCATCACGAAGGCGGATATGTAAATCATCCAAAGGATCCTGGTGGGGAAACTAATCTTGGTGTAACCAAACGAGTGTACGAAGACTTTGGCGGAACCAAAAACATGAAAGAACTTACTAGAGAAGATGTTGAACCAATTTATAAAAAAAATTATTGGGACAGAGTCAAAGGCGATCAGTTGCCTGCAGGACTTGATCTTTGTGTGTTTGACTTTGGAGTAAACGCAGGCACAGGCAGAGCTGCCAAGTATCTGCAAACATTGATTGGTACAGTGGCCGATGGTGGAATAGGCCCAAACACCTTAAAAACACTGGATGCATATGTGTCTAAACATGGCGTCAAAGAAACAATTGAAAATTATCAAGCAGAAAGACAAAAGTATTACGAGAGCCTATCAACATTTGATACATTCGGCCGAGGATGGACAAGACGAGTCACTGAAACTACCGAAATGGCTCTATCAATGATATAATATGTTCGGAACTTTTAAACTTGTGATGGTTGGCATCTTGGTCAGTTCACTGGCAGGAGCAGGACTTTATGTAATGAAACTTAGATCAGACAATGCCATACTAAAAGCCAATCAAATTAAACTGGAGGAAGCTGTTGCATCACAACAGGAACTAATTGAACAACAAAAAGCAGACTTTGAAACCATCATGGCTGCCAACAAGAAACTACAAGTTACTCGTGATATTCTACAAAAAGAACTACAAAATTTAGACGACAAGTTCAACAAAACAAACGCATCAGGCAAAAAACGTGACATAGGTGATCTGGCTGTTAATAGGCCTGAGTCAGTTGAACGTGTAATTA